TCTTGAAGGTGGAGAAATATCTAGAGAATTCAACAATCACAGAACTAAAAAGGAATGGGCAGAAACTTGGCAATCCTTAACAATGGATAAATAATGTATACAGATTCTATGCGTAGAGCCTTTCATTCTATTACTCCTCCAAAAGGATTTAAGGTTCAAATTCTTGACAACGACGCATTCCTTACTATAAAATTAGATGAGAGGCATTTTGTAACTATGGTTCATGATGAAAAGATCCAAGCATTACAATATGTTGTTCAGGTTAAAAAGGCTTTAGAAATGGAAGGAGCAGTTGTATTGGTCACTAGAGAGGCATTAAAGTAATGCAAACATTTTTACCATATCAAAATTATGATGAGTCTGCAGAGTCTCTTGATAATAAACGTTTAAATAAACAGATACTTGAGTCTTATCAAATTTTAAAGGTGTTGTCTGGTCAATCTCCTTCTGGTGCTTGGCGTAATCATCCAGCAGTTCTTATGTGGAAAAACGCAGAGTATTCCTTAAGAACGTATGCTAAAGCCATGATTACAGAGGCTAACTACCGTGGTATTAAGACAGATAAGAACGAAGCCAATATAGACGCTCTAGAAACCTTGTGTGGCGATATATGGGGTACTGACAAACCTTTCTGGGCTAACTCAAAGGGTCCACATTTAAGCCGTATTAATATTACACATAGAGCAAATCTATATCGTAAAGATCCAGATTATTATGCTGAGTTCTATCAAGATACAAAGAATGAGAATAATAAGCCTTGTTGTGATAAATGTCTATACTATTGGGTAACTCATGCTACCCGCTCAGTTTGACAAAACCGTTACAAGAGAGTACAATAATATATAGAAAGGCAAAAAAATGAGTAACATTATTATTATAGTTTTAGGAACGCTTACGGCTTCTTTTGCCATTGCCTATTCAGTTACCCTTTATAGAATTACTAAGATCAATCAAGCATTTGCAAAACTCTTTATCTCTCATGAATCTCTTCAGGATTTTATTGCAAAGAACAATGTTGAGTTTAAGAATGATATTGATATTCATAAAGAAAATTTTATTAAGTTTCTTTCTGATTCTCGTGACTGGGCTTTTGATTACATAGAAGAGGTTCAAACTGGACTTGAAAAGTTTATTAAAGATATAGAGCCTGAGATGAAATACTTTGATGAATATGGGGTGGTTGGTTCTGCATACCCACATTATGACTCAATGAAAAAAATACTTGCAGCCTATGAAGAATTAGTTAAACTTATGCCATCGGAGCACATAACAAAAGATGCTTGATGTTAGGGGAATACCTACATGCATTTGTCCACAGTGTGGTGGAGAGTTGTTTCGTGCATTAGTTTCTTTTGATCCAAAAACATATACAGTTGGAATGTATCATCTAGATATTCAATGTCATGATTGTGGTGCTTTATGTACTGCACCAACTCCAGTAGATCATCCAAATGGTCCAAACAATGAAGTGGGAAATAAAGAATGAAAGATGTATTACTATCAACACTAACAGGTTTTGGGTGCGGTGTCGTGTTCGCAGCATTCAAATTGCCAGTACCAGCACCACCAGTTTTTGCGGGAGTCGCAGGAATTATTGGTCTATGGATTGGCTTTACAATACTAACACGAATTATATCCTAGGAGGAATAATGAATAACATAATCAACGATAAGACCAAAGCAATGCTAGCATCATACGGTCGCTCAGTACTTGCATCAGGTCTTGCACTATATATGGCAGGCGTAACAGATCCAAAGGATCTATGGACAGCGCTTGTTGCTGCTATTGCACCAGTTGCAATCAGAGCAATCAACCCTAATGACAAGGCGTTTGGTGTATTGCCAGATGCTAAGGAAGTAGATAAGGCTCTAAAGGCTGCTAAGGCACCAGTACGTAAAAAGGCTGCTGCAAAGAAGTAATCAATCTTCTATCAGGAAGCCAGTCTAGAGATAGGCTGGCTTTTCTGTTTATTCGTTAATGATATCTAGATACTTTTGTTTTAATTTATCAACAGAAAAGTTATCTAAACCTATTTGAACTGCAGTTTCTTTTATTTCATACTTGTTATTGTTACCAACATACTTATCAATTATTTTAGCAAGTCCTTCTGATCTTACATCATAAACATCAACCATTGATTTAGTTCTAAAGGAGTCTATCTTTTTTGATTCAGCCAACCATTTAGCAGGAAGAATTGTACTATTAGGGGATATGTCAGTCATAAAAACTGGCAGGGCACTCATAAGAGCCTCATTCATAGGTAAACAAAGACCAGCATAACGTCTAGGTAAAACCATAGCATCAAACCCACTATACATATCTTGTCTATTGTCTGGGTTACCTATTTCAATCTTTACCCTTGAATCATTGCATATAAGGTTCAATGGGGTTTGGGATTTAATAACTAATTCGTAATCTTCTTTAGAATGTTTCATCATACTAATGATGCTTTCAGTTCCATTTCTATCTTTTGCAGCCTTTTTACCAGCAATATGAAGTATACGTTTATGATCTTTTGATAGATTTATTTCTTTTGCTTGATTAAATAGGGTATGATCTGTTGGTGGTGGTAGATGCATTACCTTTGTTTTGTTGCCAAACTTTTCCATAACTGGATCTAAGTTCCAAGAACTTGGAGCAAGAAAGACATCTGGCAATGTCCATTCTGGATGGACTAAATTACCAAATAGTTCATAGTTATATTGAAGTATAGTTTTAATACCTTTGGCTTTAGCAAGATCAACTAACTCTAAATGATAAAATGTTTCACAACTAATAACGACATCAATATTTTCTAAAAATGATACAACTTCATTAGTTCTAGGCATACCCTTTCTAGTTTCAATAACATTATAATCTTTATACCATTCAGGATGTTGTTTATTATTATTAAAAAATTGAGAATTTATTAAAAGAATCTTGTCAGGGTTAAGCATTTTGACAAGTTCCATTGTTTGATTACCTAATCCAGTGTTGTCTGATCTTGCAATTATGCCAAGTCTCATTCTTTATACCCCCAAGCATCATCATCTTTAGTAAATTTTTGTGTACCTTCACGACCATCTAGGTGATACGAACGCTTTATGTGACCCTCTGGATGATATATCCAAAGTTTATGATAGTCCCAACCTGCTTGATCAAATTCATCATAAGGCAAAATATCATCTTGAACCTTGCCATGAAATCTATCTTCAATAAAAGTTTTTTCACTAGAGAAAGGTAGAACCACATCTTTGTAATATCTTACAGTGCTTAGATGAGGTCGTTGACTCCACTGTGCAGTCTTCATAAAACCATCTTCTAAACCAAACATTAAATGTTTATGTGGTTCTGGAATGTGTGCTTCAAAATGAAAACGAATAGTGTTAGCCTTTTTATATTCTAGCATGTCTAAACATTTTTGCCAATCAATTTCACAATCTGGTGTTATTGGAGCATCTCCTTCAACATAAAGCATTGCTGCAGTGTCGATAAGTTCAATAGTTTCTTTCATCATTGTAGTTTGATGACTATGCTCTTTAAAAATTATTGGCAAAACATTATTCCATTCATGAAGACATTTCCATAAAATTCTATTCTTATACTCATCATAGTCTGATTTACGTGACATTCTTTCTTCACGTAATCCGTCTATTTGTAAAATGATTTCGTTGTCTGGAAAATGTGATCTTATTGCAGAAATTGTTTCATCAATAATAAAAGTATCTGGATGGCTTGGTAAAATAGAGGTTACTACCACAATTGTTATATCTCTCTTATGCATTTATTTGCCTCATAATCTTGATACCCAAATCTCTTTTCTGTTTAATCCACCAAGAAACAGCCTGATGCATGTTTTCGGGATAGTTATTTAATAATTCAGGGACTATACCTTTTAATAAATGCCAATTTTTTATTGATCTTATTGGTGTTTTTTCTTCAAAAACAAAATCATAATAGTTAATAGGATTATTAAACGGATCAAGTGCATCTACTACTGGTAAACACAACATCTCTAAAGCCTCATAAAATCTAAAAGATTCTATTACAACAGCACCCGAAGGGGCTGGAGCGATCTTTGCGCTTGCAAGGTTCCTGTAGTAGTCTTTTGGGTTATCTCCCTGTGCAAAGCCCGCTGTAGGCTTAAAAAGGGCATTAGAAAGGGTCTCCATGGCATCAGACAACTGCTTTCGTCTTGAATGTGTAATCTGTCCACCAAAATATACATCATACTGTTTATTTGAGTATTCTGGAACAGATTTTTTTAAATGTTGTGGAACCCCTAAAGGCAGTTTGTTATATTTTTTATGTTGGCTATGAGGTGTTTGAATCCATATCTCTATGTTAGGATGATTAATCTTACTTAGATCAAACCTAACCTCTTCATCCCCTGTAAAAAATAAAACTACTCTACCTATTTTCTGTAACTCTTTATTAACATCTTCTTCGTGACCAAGGTTTTGAGGTCCAGGAACAACAACAAATGCACGATCAACATCTGGTAATGAGTTTACCTTTATTTGTTCAATATTGTATTTATCAAATATTTCTTTTAATAAACCGTAATCCCACTTATCAGAAGCACAATCTTTTTCATCAAAGGAATATAGATATGCATTAATCATTTTGTAGCCCTAACAAACATCCATTCATGGTGCATGTGATCTGTAAATATTAAGTTATTAAATCCTACATCTTTTAATATTCTATTAATTTCAAACTTTGATGTTTGATAAGAGTATGGAGAATTTTCTTCCCCAATGACAAACTGAAAAAACATATTGCCACCAACTTTTAATTTTTCATAAGCAAGTTTTATATAATTAATTTTTTCTTGATGCTCAATATGTTGAAACACTAGCATTGAGTATACAAGGTCAAGATTATCTGCAAGTTCTTGATACTTTATATTATTTCTTTTAGGTGCAAGGTTTATCATTTTATCTGAAATATCTATTCCGTAAAAATTACATTCACGATACTTATCTGCCAGTGGGACTAACAGTCTTCCTATTCCGCACCCAATCTCTAAAACATTATTCCAGTTGTTATTATTTTTTTCTATAAGATCTAAAAATGTTTCAGTAGATGCCCATTCATCTGCAATATATTTATACCTTACATCTGGATCTTTGGCAGCGTTATCCCAAAATGTTTTAGATTGATTCATAAAAAAGATGCACCTCATGTTGATAGTCTAGTATTGTTTCCTTATACCCTAGTTCCATGATCCAATATCTAAGATCCCAAAGATACTTATTCCAATACATAATCATAAATTCTGGATGACCAGATAACCAAATTTTTGGTTTATATTCCCTTAAAACTTTTTCTGCGCCAGTTAACACAGCCCATTCGCTACCCTCTACATCAAGAGTTATTGCGGTTGGTGGCTTAATACCCTTTTCATAAACACAAGAATCAATTGTTATCTGTCCATAATTAGATCCTTCTGTATGCAATTCTTTAAATCCATGTGCAGCATCAATGACCGTATCGGCTTCTGGTGGAAATTCGTTATGATAAATTCTTGTAAGTTCATTGTTTTCATTAGATGCAAACCCAGGAATGCAGACCATTGGCTTATCTAGATTATTGCTTTCCCATAATTGTGGATAGTGTGACCACACTTTAGGATTTGGCTCAAATATCACAGTCTCTGCTCCCCATATTTGACAGAGAGCAACCATTTCTCCTTCTTCTCCACCAACATAATAAATTACATCGCTAGGTCCAAGATTGCTATGCATTGATTCTAGTCTTTTTCTTTCCCATCCCTTTTCTGTATACCATTCAGGTCTATTGGCACGATGTTCTGGAAGAAAGATTTCAAACTCTCCATTAATCTTTGTCTTTATCATTTCTGTCATTTTATAAGTATCCTATTCTTCATATCTAACTTTTCCT